CTCCCAGTGACGGTTAGGGTTCCGTCTCCCACCGGTGTAACCGGTGAGACCCACCTCAGTTTGATGTGAGACGACTGAGGACGCCCAGCACGCTGAAGATGCTTCTTGTCCTGGAAGGGTTCAACCCCCCGCTTCAAGAAGTACTTGAGCAGGGCACCATGTCCGTCCAACCGATCGGTTGGAATGACGTGGCCGACTACGGCTGCCTTTACAAGGGGCACCTGTAGATCGGGGCACATCTTCTCTGCCACGAATGGCTCGGAAGACCACCTGCCCAACCCCCTCGATCCAGGTTCGACAATCGGAAACACCGGAAGAACATCCCGGATAACCGCGTCGAGCCAGTCAACTGTTGCAGTGTAACCCCTCGCGAAGAGGTTGTTACGGAAAGCAACAGTCGAAACGATCGAGTCAACGTGGTCCATGGCTTGCGGAAAATCATGCTTGAGCTTCACGATGGAGACATCGTGGCCAGCATAATAATCCCCTCCGCACGACTCTCTGAACCGGCCGGTCCAAAAAGACTTGCGCTCGTTCACCTTCATTCCGTAGGAGTGAAGGGTCGACACCACGGACAACGTGTATTCTACGGGGACAATGATGTCGTCTCCGTAGACTCGCACCCGACCAAAGAAGGACTTAACGTCTTCTTTGGTCAACTGGCGCTTGAGCTCTCGCTCAATCCCGACGAAGACCATAGTACAGAATACCATGGCCTCGAAGGGAAAGCAGAGAGCTGAACCCATGGACGCGAATTTGGCCAAACGGATTACTCCGTGGCCATCCACATCAGCCTTTCGTGACCTGCAAGCATCCACTGCCGCCGCGAGGTGGGGGTGGTTGCGAAGCAGTGCACGTACATGCTGATTCGAGACACGATCTGACGCTTCGCTAAGGTCTAGCGTAGCAAGGGTTCCAGTGATGGAACCCTTTCGGGCCAGGAGCCGGTTAGGCTCTTGGGAATCCGAGCAGATGAAGCTACGGGAGGTTGTAAAGCTCCTGTAGGCTTCCTGTATCACCTCAAAAAGACCCTGCTGTGCATACATCATGCACGTGGGTTCTTCAGC